AGCCTGCCAGCATTGATCAGGCCCACGGCACGGCTGGCGCAGGTGGACGGTACTCCGAAGTTATGCGCGTGGCTGCTGAGTGCGTCGAAGATCGGCTGGCTGATGGCGACGTTGATGCACCGAGCCAGCTGAAGCTGGCCCTTGCTCACCACCATGCGCTCGACCTCCGCGCAGCGCTCGGGCGACCAATAGTCGCCCACGACGACAGGGTACGGGCTGGTGTGCTTGGTGACCCCCTTGCACATCGTCGGCAGACCGCGCGCGAGTCTGTCGGCATACACGACTTGCTGCCCCTGCCCCTCCCAACGGCCCAAAAAATCCATCAATCTGACCGACGCCAGAACCAGCACCCCAGATGCAACAAGGGCGGCAACGCCGCCCTTTATTCTTCTTCCAGGTCGCATGATTCTTCATCCTCGTGCTGCTTCCTGGTGGCTGCAACCGTCCGTGCTATTCGCAGATGTTGCCACTTAAACCACAAGTTAACTAACAGGCCCACAACAGCAACTGCCGCACCCACGAGGGCGGCAAATTCATTGGCGGATAGTCCGAAAATCACGGCCCACCCGCTACCGACATACGTGACGTTCGCCGCCACTTTATCCACGATTGGCTGTGGCTCCATGGCTTCACTCCAAAACCGTCGCGCCATCATTGACAATCATCCGATGCGGCAGCGCATAACCATGCTTGTCCAGTGCGGCCCCTGCTCGCACCTTTATCAATCCGTTGCGCCCGAAGGCCAACGGGTGTCCTATCCGTACCGTTCCCGACTCGACAGTCGTTGTACCGATATAAGTATTTGCCCCGCTCACCGTCAAAATCACATCTGAATCCAAAGCGTAAGTCAGAAACACATACTCTTGAATGCCAACCAGTGAGATTGCAGCACACCCGTACCCGATCTCGCTCTCAGCCGTAGCAATCTCCTGGCTACGCGCTTCAATGATGTCAAAGTCCAGCCCCAGCTGTGAACCCTCAACATAGCGCGCATACATTACACCGGCCTTGATACCATCACGGTCGTCGTAGAAGCGCACCTTGACCGCCTTCGTATACTGGCCCGCCACGATCTGCAGCTGTACCTCCTTCTGATCGTCGATTTTCCGAAAGTGAAAAACTTGCGCCCGGCGCCCGCTCCCTACCGAGGTGCCTCCCATCCAGGCATCGGACACACCCGTAAGTTCGGCTACCGAAGAAAACCGCGCCACCAGCTTCCCATCTGGCAAAGCAGGCAAGTAGCCCTTGACACGACGAGCCGGCCCTCCGGCCAAAGGGCCAGACAGGCTCTCATCCCCCCTGCCACCGCTGATCCGTGCCTGCGTGCCAAGCGAAAGCGGAGCTCGTGTGTCGAACGGCTTACCGTCAAGTAGCAACCGACTGGCATGCCCTCCACTCTGTAGAGTCGAATCGGCCCACAGACATACACCAACCCCTATCATCAGACCTCCCCCGTGATATCCGTTGCCGTGGTGCCGGTCGAGAACACTCGCACGACACGCAAAGGATGTCGCCCAGCAGCCAGCGCGGCATAGGTGTGTTCCGTACCGTCGGCGAAGCGCACTCGCATGGATCCCGCCGCTCCAAGGTACAAGGCTCGCGTCACTTCACGAAGGTCTTGCGTATCGCTCGGAGTGACGGCGAAGGCGCTATTGACAGGCCCACCTAAGCTCGGCTGATACAGGATAAAGCGATCTTTCATCATGCTTCACTCTCAACACAAAAAAAGCCCCCTATGGGCCCGTTCATTCATTGGATTTCGGGTACCTATGCTTCACTGCCTTGCACTGATCGATCCAGCGAGCCACCTCATCGGGCAACGGCACGCCTGCCACCTGCAGCGCAGCCGCCAGCTTCATGGCAGCATCCAGCTGGTCACCAATAGGTGGGTATGCACGCGCACGGTGCTCAACGTGAGACGCCTTATAGCTGATCTTCTGCATGCTCAATCGTCCCTACCCAGTCCTTGTATGGCCAGCGCTTTACTGTGATCTGGTGTGTCCCCTCCTCCCCAAACTCCAGCTCCACGCGGCTGTCCGTCACCTCGTAGTAGCCGTCCTGGCCGATCATCAGATCCGCCGGCGCCTCGGGCGTGGCCGGCACGCCTGATAGCACCAGGCCACGCCGAGTGATAGGGCTCGCTGGACGCGGCACTACCTTTCCATCGACCACCATGTAGTGATCGGGGCTGTACAGATCGTCTACTTCCAGGACCTGCAGCCCCATCGAACGCGCATCAGCCTGCGTACGGTGGGCCTGACCTTTTGTGGCCTGGTGAATGCGTCCGATCTGGTCGTACATAACAAAATTCCCCATGCGGGGCTTAACAAATCCACTCATCTCATCACCGCTGGATCGCCAGTACTGCTACGCGGCCGCTTATGTAGTACGTACCATCGACAGGATGTCTGGCTTTGATCGACCAAGAGATCGTTTTCCCCTCCGGCAAGGTATCGCTGATCCAGGTAATCATGGCAACCCCATCGGGAGGATTCGACAAAGCATTCGGGATGATCTCTCCGTCGATGGAAACAATGGTGTTACGCCCAAATGGAAACCGTCCTCCCGATTGCGCGTACTGCATAAAGACTACTACCGAACCGCCATAAGGCAGGTACAAGCTACCGATCGCGACAGTCGCCAACTCCGATCCCCCTCGCCACAAAGACTTGGAGATGATGCTGTGAGAGCCTGTCACAACAGCACCAGATGCGAGGCGCAGCGTATCGACCTGCGCAACACCTATATGGGCAGTCTTGACGTAGGCCGTGGTGAAGCTGGCCAGCTTCGCTATCAGAGAATTGGCGTTGATCCGATCGGCGCTCATGACACCAGCCACGATCTTGCCCACGTCCAGGCTCTCGACCTGCGCGCTCTTAATCCACGCCTTCCCGATGAACGCTTGGTTCAAGAAGGTCTGCCCGTTCTGGATCACGAAGGGGCTCGATACCTTCCCGTTGGCTAGGTTCAGAAAGGCGAAGCGATCAGCCAGGAAGTACACCGACGTTTGAACCTGCCCACCTTCGCCGGCATAAGCACCGAGCGCCATGCCAGCCGCGTATACCTTGCCGTCTTGGGCGACCTGCGCCTGGACAGACCAGGTGGCCCGCAGACGTCCATCTAGGCTGGCAAGTGCCGCGCTGGTCTGCTTTACAGCCGTTGCACCCGCACCATTTGCTGCAATCGCATCTTCGACTCGACGAGCCAATGCGCCATCCTGGCTAAGGCGCTCCTCTCTTTCCTGATCCAGCTTCGCAGTGACCGTATTGATGTTGCGCTCCATCCCCGAAATGGTCTGCGTCAAATCACGCGTCAACTGCTCCGGCCCGATCTGGCCACTCAAGTAGTCAAGAATCTTGCCCGCATCGCTACTTGCACTACCCAGCACGCCCTGCCCATCGGGATACCATGGTCCCAACTGTCCAGCCACATCGCGTATTCGCCCCCAGAACCAAATTCTCGTACCATGGCTCAGGCCGAATCGGGTAAAGCGGCTTTGAGGCAACCGAAACTCTCCCATCAACGAAGCATCCCCGAGGTTGGGAGTCGAAGACTCCCAAATCTCGACTGAGCTCATCCATGGAGCGTCCGGCACAGTCCACGCCAATTCAATCGCCATCACTTGGCTTATCGTCGTCAACGCGGAGAGCTTTGGCGGTGGTGCGGCGCTTGCGCTAACGTTGCCCTGCCAAGTCTTCCACGGCCCGGACAATGCGCCGATACCACGAACCCGCACCTGCCAGGATCCCGCGCGAAGGTAAACCTCTAGACTCGGTAACTCGGCCATCCCCAGAGGCTGCCAATGTACGCCTCCATCGTCACTGGCTTCAAACTCGTAGCGATAGGCACCGGAGGCCGGCGTGGCCGATACGATCTGTTGTCCTGGTCGAGGACCGGAAAACACCGTCACGCTATCAACAATCGGCCCCAGCGGTACGATGGGTAGCAAAGAAGGAGAAGCGAACTCAGGTTCCTGCCCACCCAGTTCCGCTGTATGCACCGATGGCGCATAGTTCACCACGTCCAGCGTCCATAACCCAGCCTCGCTCGGCACCGCCCGCATTACCTGGGCAAGCAATGCCCGCCGCTCGCCTGGACCAAACGTGTAGTGGGTAGGCTCTTCAGCTTCCCCTGTCGAAACATACAAACCTTGCCCATCAACCAAATCCACAATGCGCATCTCACGCTCATGCGTGCCCGGCTCGACGCGAAAAGGTCCGGCAGGTACGCCATCTCGGCCGCGCAAGCTGATATAGTGGTTCTGGCCTTGCCACCACTGCAAAGGCTCGGACGTAGTAAGCCGGAGCGCACGAGGATCGTAGTCTTCCACGATTCCCGACAGCCCCCACTTGGGAACATCATGGCTGATCTCGACCAGATCGGCATAACCCGGAATGGCTCCTTCCAGCTCGGTCTGAAAACTTGCAAAACGACGCTGATCCCGGTTGCGAGCCAATAGTGCCATGCCCTCACGCCATGCCTGCACACGACCCGTCACACCCACTAGACGCAATCGATAAGGCCGCCGTTTGGCCGCACCAGGCCAAGCACACTCCACCTCGTCGTCCTTCCAAGTCCTCTCGTTGACGAACTCGACAATGATGTAGTCTGGGTCGTCATGCGCTGGAAATACATAGTCAACGGAGAACGAACGCGCCACAATGTTGGCGGGCGTAAACATCTGCGTTCGCACCGACTTCGGCTCATCTCTGATGACATCTATCACGCCTGCGTGATAGATCGGTAGCGCCCGCCCAGCACGGGCGACCTGCGTCACTGCTTCCCAGAATGTCGTACTAACGTCAAAAACGCCGTCGAACCAATCGCCCCGCTCATCCCAGACCTTTGCCAAACGATAGAGTGCCGCCAGATTGATGCGGCTGTCCGGCAGCCCTCGCCCATACTCCCGATCCGTGCACGCATCGGCGATCGCCCAGGCAGGATTACGAGTAGGTTTAAGGTCCTTGGACCACCCTTGAACCGGATCCCAGGTTCGCAAACGCCGGGTGGCGATGATATTGATCCGCCGCGCGGTGGTTTGGTTCAGATTACCCGTCGCGCGCATGGCTACCGCCAGCATCGTAACGTTTCCATAAGTCCTCTTAGATGGCAGGTAGGACCGCAGCCCTAACCATGTCACGTCGCGGATCATACGGGTAGCGCGCTCAGCAAGATGGCCAGAATTTCGCTCTACGCTAACCTCCCAGCGGGCAGGCTCCACCTTGTACCGAAATGTCCGGTATTGGGGCGTAAGCGTTGCCGCGACAATGTTCTCCTTACCCAGAAGGATCGTAGTGCCAATCGGCCTTCCTGAATCATCGATTTGGCGCGCGTACACATTGACGCCGGTACCAGCCGATTCCAAGGTCCCATCATGAGCCGCGTAGAACAACTCCTTTGGCAGGAGGACATCTATAGCGATTTCACTGGCCAGAGTACCCGGCGGGTTTGCTGCGAACGGCCCTTTAGGCCCGGCTCCTTCCACATTGATCGCAGGTAACTCAATACCTTGTACTTCAGCAGAAGTGACGACATTGTCTGGAAACAGCGTTACCTGCCCTCCAGGCTCCACCACCTCATACTCGACCTCCGAAAAATTTCCTATCGGAGTCTCTTCGATTCGTATCTCTTCAATTTCATAGCGCCCTTGCCCAACACAAAACAACTGGTAGAGATGGGTCTGATTGTTGACCATCTCCGTGTAGGGTTGCGCAGCAAAATCGAGGTACGAACGATACCTTCCGTAGCGAACTGGTATGGCTTCCATTGGACGCGCCATATTGCCTTGTGCGCTTAACGTATAGGTCGGACTGGCTTTCTCGCGCTGCAGCGTGCCTGGCAACCGTGCTGGTGGAAAAAGTGAGTTCACCACCATCCCACCGACCGGACCAACGGCCGTCGCCGCTCCAGCACCAACAGTCAAAGCAGCGGCGCTGGTCGCTCCAACTCCGGCAGCTCCAGCGTACGCAGATGTCGCCCATGCTCCTACACCCGCCGTAGCTGCAGCCAGTACCACCATAGCGACCACTTGCAGCGGATTAGACCCCCCACCCCCAGCCGGCAGCACCACGACAACCACGACGTCGTTCTTCTTCAACCGAACATGCCAGGCCGCCTGCAACAACCAACGTCCGTTGCGCTGCACAATGAACGGGCTTGTACGCGCGAGGCGCGCTGCTCGTCCGACGATGAAACCTTCGCGCCGCAAGATAGTGTCCAGGCGCGTACCTTGCCGCGCCACGACCGTCTCTTGTCGCAGATGCGGTCGGAACGGATCGCGCCGTATGGTGATATCAGGCATGGATTCGATAAAAGGTAGGCTGTGAAAATCCCATGGTGACCAGTGCGCGCATGGGGGAAAAGATGACGCCACGCCCTTCCATGGCATGCAATACTCCACCCCCGTCCAGATCGAGGTAGATACCGACGTGCGGGTCATTCCCTGCACGCAACAGCACGCCGTCGCCATGTTCAGGCTGCATCACGATCTCCCACCCCCCTGTGCGCATTTTTTCGGCGTAGAGCGCGCGTGCCTGCTCGCCGAATACCGTGTCCGGTATGCCGCCACCGAAGTAGTGCTCGCGACACTCCCGCAGCAGGCCCCAGCAGTCATAAGCGCCGGGCCCTCGCGCACCAAACTGCCACGCCAGGCCGATATAACGATTCACATCGTCGCTAGTCATCGGAACAGGCCCGGAAAGCGCTCGCGCATGTAGCGCTGATGCGGAAACGCCCAGTTGTGAACGTCCGCAAGCGTCGCCGTTCCCGACACGGACGCGCCAGTGACGGTCACCTTGTTCAGTTCCATGGTGATGGGCGGGTTCATCTGGGGTCTGCTCAGGTCAGTCGAGACGTAGGGGCGGTAGGTCGCGTAGATCGGATACCGGGACTGCACCGCAGCTTCAACGTGGTCAACAATCTTTTCGCTGGCGCCATCTATGGTGATAAGCAAGGAAGGGACCTGGCCTTCCTCAAATCCCGGCAAGCGCAATCTGAAGGCCCCGGCCTGAAACAGGACCTCTTTCCCACCGTCCAGTGGCGCCTCCGCTTCCAGGCGGGCATAGATATCCTCGTAGCCCAACACCACTCGCACCGCAGTGCGTTCGCCATGTTCGTCGACGAAGGCCGGATGGCGCAGTTCAAGCGTATCGAACACGACCCGGTCTTGCGGCGCACTGGCGTAGGCTTCCTTTAAGGCTTTTTCAAGTGACATGGGTCAAGCACCAACGACAATGTGCGGATAATGAAAAAATGCCGCGACGAGATCCCGGCGTTCGGGATTACTCATCGCTCATCGATTCCAGTTCGCCCGAGACACGCCATAGGTCACCGGGGATACGTTCTTCACGCGGGACGGGAAGCAACCATCGAACCTTCCGTAGTTTCAGCCCGCCCGGCCCGTTCATCGCCATGAGGAACCACCCCGCGTAACCGTTGAGATCGATGGAGCAGAACCGCTGATAAACGTCGTACTGCTCCCGATCAAGAACGAAGCTCACGTGGGCGTGAACGGGATGCACGCGGGTATGCCGTCGATGCCGTGCACGCCCGTTCTCCATTTCCGTGCGCTGAAAAGGCGAGATAGGCTGGCGCGAGAATTCCACCAACGGCAAGCCCGCTGGCCAGTGTGGCAGGGTCATATGCGAAACCTATGCGAGTTGACGGTTCAGCCCGTAACGCCGCTCCAGGGCACGAGGCAAGCTGCCCACGCCTGCGTCGATGTCGTGGGCAAGCCGGTCCTTTACCTGGCGGAAGATGAGGTCGATGCTCAGCCCCCCGCGAGCATCAGGGCGCGCTCGAACCTGAGGCTGGGAATCCACACCGTGCACGTTTACGGTCACAGGCATCGAGGGGCGATAGGCATTACGCGACAGGGGCGTGACGTGTCCACCGTCCCCACCCGACAGCAGGTAGGTGCGGCCACCCTCGTCGTACAGCTCCGGTCCGTTCTCAGCCACCTCATAAAGGCGGCGCGGTAAGGTGGGCCCGCCCGTCGCGCGTCTGCCGGCCAACTCAGGCATGGCCCAACTGGCTGTCGCGGGAAGCGCTGACCCGAATGCGTTGCTGAACACACTGCCCAGCACGCTCGCCAACGGCCCGGTGATGCTCTGCCGTACGGTAATCCGCATCAGATCCGCGATGACGCTATCCGCAAGCTCCGCGAAGCTCAGCTTGCCTGTGGTCACGAATTGAACCAGTGCGTCCTCTGCCCCCTTGAATGCGTCAGCAAAGGCGTTGCGCGTGGCGCTGGCCACATTCCCGACCGTCTCCGCGTAGTCGTTGAAGGCCCCCTCGGCGCCCTTCTTCCAGTCTCCTTCAAGAACCCCTACATTTTCGTAGTGTCTTGCCAGCAGCTCGAGACGTTGATCCAGGTTCAGCTTGAGCACCTGGACTCGGGCGGCGAGAGCGTCCGGCGTGAGGCCTTCTTTCTCAGAGGCGCGCACCTGACGCTGAAAGTCGCGATAGATCTGCTGCTGTGCCTGCAACTGCTCACGCACACGCGGGCTGGCAGTAAAGCCCTCCAGCAGATCGTTGTAGCGGTCCTGGTCCGCCGCAAGCGTGGCCTGTGCCGACGCCTCCAGCGTCTTCAGCTTTACAACCTCCTTCTGCAACTCGATCTGATCCGCCAGACCGGCATTGCGCTCCAACTGCTGACGATTGGCCGTCTCATTGGCCAGGATGCTCTTCTCGTCTGCCGTTAGCTGGTCCTTTGCCTTCAGGTCGGCGATGCGCTGTTCGAAGGCGACGAGCTTTTGGCGGTCGCTTGTGATCTTGCCAGTTGTCTCGAGTTCGGCGCGCAGCACGGCCTCGCGTTCGCGCGCCTGCTCTAACTCCCGGACACCGGCGGCGACAGATCCGGCCACGGCGGCGGATCGCTTTTCGTACTGCTTGTTGATTGCCGCGATTGATGCCGCCTCTTCCGTAGCGGTGACCGTGCCACCACCTGCGCGGATGCGCCGGATGCGTTCCTCATTCTCCTCCAGGGCCTTGGCTCGCTTTTCCTCATTGGAGGCGCCCTGCGCTATCAGCTTGTTCAGCTCGTCGCGGGCCGCAATCCCAACGGCACTGCGCTGTGCATCCAGCGCCTGCGCCTTCGCAATGGCGGACTGGGTCTGCATCTGATCGCGCGCGAGAGCAACGCACGCTTCAGCGGCAGCCAGCGACATCCGTTCTGCCTTGGACACGGACGCTCCGGCCTGCTCCGCGAGCGCAATATTCTCGCGTCGTTGCCGAGCTTCACGCTCCAGGCCATTCAGGACATCCTGCGCAGCGTCGGGCCGGCCTACGTCGGCGATCGCGTCCCAGGCGCCTTTCGCTGCGCCTTTGACGGCGTTCCACGCGCGCTCCATGTAGCCCGCGTTCTTCACCACCTGATTGCTGCGCTCCTCCATCGCCTGGGCGTAGGTGGTCAGCGCCAGACGTGCGGCGTCCTGCTGACGGCCTTCCTCCTGAAGCGACTTGACCCGCTCGTAAACGGCCAGCGTCAGGAAGTGGTAGCGCTCGTTCAGCTTGGTCAGGGCCTCGGCGGGCGCATCAGCGATCCGCTCGTAGTCCTTGACCATTTCGTCGACGCTGCGCCCAGTAGCGGCCTCGGTCAGTACCGCGGCACGGCCCAGCCCCTCAATCGAGTCGCCGGCGATCTTCCCGGTTTCGACCAGCTTCGTCAGGGCGGCAGCAGCGTTTCCGGTGGTGCCCTGAATATCGGAGATCCGTTTCGCCATGGCGGCGAGCTGGCTTTCCGTCACGCCGGCCGCGTTGCCGGTCAGCGTGATGGCGGCAGTGAAGCGCCTCCCTTCCTCTGCACCTTGCTGGTACGCCACCGCCAGAGCAGCGGCCCCGGCGGCGGCGGCGGTGAAAGGCGTGATCAACGCAGCAACGTAGCCACCCACCGCCTTGATCGCCGGTCCAATGCCCCCGAACAAGTCTTTCAGCTGGCCGCCCTGCTGCATGAGGACATAGAACGGCGACTGCCCCGTCGACAGGCCAACAGCAATGTCGGTCATCTGCATCGGCAGCGACCGCATTGCGAGCCGCATTTCGCCCGCCGTCATGGCGGCCGCTGCCGCCTGGGCCTGGGCCGTCTTAGCCGCTTGGCCCATGGCGCCCAGGCCGGCGGCAGCCGCCTTGCCCGCCGTACCTACCTTGACCGCAGCCTGCTCGGCCTTCGCGCCAGAGGTGGCCAGCTTGTCGAGGTCAGCAGACGCACCTTTGGCCTGGGTACTGTCGACGCGCAGTACGAGGGATGCGACTTCATCAGCCATAAGGCACCGTTTCCGCCCCGAAGGGCTACTTCTTGTTCATCATCCGCAGAGCCGCGGACTCCATGACGCGCACACCGTCGAACACATCGGTCTCTTGCTCCGGTGGGACGCCAAGCATGCGCATGACACCTGGGAGCGCGCCGTAATCAAGGCCAGTTGGCCCGGCAAAGCCAATGCGCCACTGTGAGCCCATCGCTTCGAATACCACCTTGGGCATCACGTTGTCCGGCCACAGTTCGATTACCGCGGCAGGGAAATCGTCTGACCTCAAGCCAAACTCGGCCAATTGAGCCTTATCCAGCATCGGCCGGTACATCTCCTCCGCCGCGGCAATCAGTTTTTTCGGCGGGCCTGGAGCAACTCGAGGCTGTATGCCTGCACTAATGCCGGTACTGCGCCCTGGTAGTTCTGGATCAACAGCCCGACTGCCTCGTCGCTGAATTCCATGTCGGGGCCGTCCCAGCCGGCGATCATCTCGTTCACCAGTGCGATATCCTGGGACGCATCCGACTTGTCGGCCCGCTCCAGGAAGTCCTTCATCTCGTCCCGTGATTTGTGCCTGAACGTGACCTTGATATTGGCTGGCTCTTCACCATGCCGGGGTATTTCCACCGGTACGGTGAAGGTCGGAGCCGGCTGGAGCTTGAATATGATGTTGCTCATCCCTCCCCCTTATGACGCCAGCGGCGCGTAACGTGTGAAATCGGACATCATGGAGAACGTAGCGGTGTTCTGCATATTCGCGTCCAGCTCCATCGAGGGGTCCGAATCGAAGGACGGATACACCAGGTAGTACAGTTCGTCGTTATTGGGCAGCTTCGCCCTCAATACAACGGCATCTTTAGCCGCGTCGGCTTCCTTCAACGCCTCATACCATGCCAAGGCGGGGTCGTAGTCCAGGGTCAGAGTTATGAACTTGGCGCTCTTGTAGGTCGGGCGTTGCCGTTGACGACCGTTGCGGTCTTCGACGTACCTCCATTGATAGAACTGCTGTTCACCTCCTGTCTTGGCCACATTGGTAACCTGCGACAGGTCTACCCACGTCGAAACTGGCGTTGCCGTGCCAATACCCTGCCCCTTGGAAAACCTACCTACCTTCGTCGTATCGATCCCCTCCAATGCGAATGTGTTTGATGCTGTGTTGACCGCACGTACAACACGTTCGTTTAGCTCCGGCCAACCGGACTTCATGATTAGGATCGTGCCTGCCTTCGGCGGATTCGTCGCGCTGGCAACAGCGGGATTGGCATTCGTAATTGCAGAAACAGTAACAGCCGCACCCAATTCAGTAGATACCGAGAACACGGTGCCGTTAGGGAATATTGCGCTGATGATAGTTCCTTAGGGGGCCAACGGCCCCTCATCGAAGCCCAGAGGGCAATAAAAAACCGCCATGTGGCGGGTTCCAGTTGCGCCCTTACGGGCCATCGGCATACGCCGAATCTTCAGATCGAGCATCCTTCGTGCAGCTTCCGCTTCTTGGCTACATACGCCGCATGAGCTACGGCGGGGTCATCGAACAGCCCGACCTCGTGTGCCTTCCCCGCAACCTGTACGCGACTGCGCCATTTCTTCGCACCTCGCTCCCAATACACCCCTAGGTAGCCTGATTTATTGTCAGCCTGGGGGTGTCGCCGGTTCTGCATATTCACGGCCTGAGGGACATCCCGAAGGTTTGCAATGCGATTGTCTGAACGGTCGCCATTCACATGGTCTATATTCTGTGTGGGCCATGCTCCGTACACATATAGCCAGGCAAGCCTATGCGCCAGATACCGCTGTCCGTCGATGCCGACGCGCTGATAACCGTTGGCGGTGGCATGGGCCGCATCATCGCCCACGTTGTGACGCTGGGCGAGGCGGACCAACCGCGTGAACTTGCCCGTTTCGGGGTCGTAATGGACAACTGAACGCAGTCGTTCCGCCGTGATTCTGGCTTCGTTCATTTCTTTTTCACTCCGGGTAAAACTGGACGTCGTATCCCAGGGATATGGGTACGGTGTGATCGGCGTCTCCCGTCGTGGGCTGTCCGCTGCTGATGGGGGTGCGAACGCGCACCGCGAGGCCGCCGGATGGCATGATCAGGTTTACCTGGAACAGCGCGTCAAGCTCCGCCTGGATCTGCTCAGCAGCACGCGACCCAGCGCCGATCGGCATCACCACGTTCACCTGGAACAGGCTGCGGTACTGTCGGTGATCGCCAGCGGCGTCCCGGCTGATGGTCGCGGCCGGCAGTACGTAGGCGCGCAGGTACACGGCATTGCTGGGCGGCGTGAAATTGATGTTCTGCCAGGCCACGGCAAGCTCAGGCGTACGTGCCTTTGCCCAGTCTTTCAGCCGCTTCTCGAATGCGGCGCGGATCAGGTCCTGGCTCATTTGTTCGCGTCCTTCGCCGCCTGGCTTACATACCGTTGGAATTCCTGCGCCGTCAGCTTGGCCATGCCCTGGGGCGCCTGTTTCGACCAACCGTTTTCCAGCGGTACGGCATAGGGCAGCGAGTTCGACAGGTAAGTCACACCGCCGGCGCGTGTCTGCTTGATATCGGCTACCAGTCGATGGAGCGTTACCTGCCCATCCGGATCGACCGCCATCGACGTGGCACGCTGGATGCCGGCCGCCGAAAATTGCCAGTTCGCGCGAAAGCGCCCGGTGTCGAACGGCGACTTCAGGATCACTCCCTTGGCCAGCAGCACCGTGGCCTGACGCGTGGCCGTATCGATGTTGCCCTTGGCTCGCGCGGCGAACTTCCCAAGGTCCGCAGTGAAGCTCATGCCTGCCTCAACTGCAGCTCGTACAGCAGCACCAGGCCGGCGGGCGCCAGCGTCTTGACCGTCACCACGCGCCAGGTGGCGCCCAGCGCCAGCACCAGGTCCGCCGGCTTGGGCTCGGGCATCGCGCCACCTGCGGCCAGCGCCGGCGCCAGATACATCTGCTTGTCGCCCGTCTCGATGACGGAGCCGGCCATGTTGGCCAGGCCCGCGGCCTGCGCCGAGTAGTCGAATAGCGCGCCGATGCCGGCGTTGTCGACCGTGGTGGTGGGCGCCTGGCCAAGATCCGGGTCGTACTCGCCCGTCACGAACTGGCGCACGGAGACCGGCCCGCCAAACTCCAGCAGCAGCTCCTGCGCGGTGGCGGCCATGTCTGCGTAGTCGAAGGTGGCCATCAGACGGCCTTCCCGGAAACGTTGATATCCATGACCAGAGTGGCGCGCCAGATCGGCCTATCGGTGCTGCTCTCGAGCTTCATCGCCACCAGGCCGGAGATGGGCATGCCGTCCGCCGTGTAAAGCTGCACCCCGCAACACTCTTGCAATCCCGGTTCGCCGCTGGGATCAGGTACCACCAATCGCAAGAAATTCTCCATCTCAACACCTCACCAGCTTGACCGACGAGCCGTAGGACGACAGCCAGCGGCGCAGCATGGCGGCAACGCCCGCGTAACGCGTCTGGCCGTCGTTGCGCGCGCCGGCCGCGCTGGCGTACTTCGTCGTGATCGGGCCGACGGTCTTCTCGATGGCGGCGCCGGCGGTGGTGCTGCTGACGTCCTGCCACAGCGGGCCCGTCAGCGCGCGCGCCGCCAGCTCGCAGCAGGCGTTCACGACCTCGCGCGGCACGCCGGTCGCGACCGTGCGCGGCCATTCCAGCGCCTGGGTGTCGGTCGCGCGCTCGCCGCGATAGGTGTATTCGCCGTCCAGATACAGCGCGGAGTTACGCAGGGCGGCTTCCAGCGCTGCTTCCTCGCCGGCGAACGCCAGGCCATGAGCGGCGGCATAGGCCTGGCAGTCGGCTACGCTCACGTAGCTATCCGCGTTCGGCAGGCCGGTTCCGTCTTCGACGATCAGGGGCATTGGGATATCTCCGCAGGCTGACGGAAACCCCCGCGTGAGCAGGGGCAACCGTCAATCGGCGGTCAGGTCTTGGCCGGATCTTTGGGCTGCGGGTCGGATTCCTTTTCCTTGGGGGCCTCGGCCTTGCCCTTCGACCGGTATTCCGGCTTCAGGGTGACCTTGGGCACTTCCTTGGCCGCGCCGTCCCGGCTCCCGGTGGCGTTGGCATCGACGATGCGCACGCCAGCCTTGGCAGCCTCGGCCTTGACGTCCTGCTCGTAGCGGTAGAATGGACCCGGCAGGTACCAGACGGGCAGCTTGGTCTTCTGGGTCATGATGGCTCCTTACTTGGAAGCGTCACCGATGGCGATCACGCCGGCGGTGTGCTTGATGTCGGTGGCCACCTTGTCCCAGTTGGTGCCCGTGGCCAGCTCGGCGTCGGTCGGCGACTTGCCGCCGGTGGCCTCGTCCCACGTGTAGCCCTTGAGACCCAGGCCAAAGGTGTAGTCCGCCTGGAAGGTGGTTTCGATGCGCTCCTTGCCGTTCGAGGTTTCGATGTTGGTAATCAGATCGCCGCCATCGGACACGGTTGCAGCGCCAGCCACCAGGCCCAGCACCTTCTGCAGGTTGGGCGTGCCCGTGGCGTACAAGGCCGGGGCGTCAGTCACCACCACAGTCTTGCCCAGGATGTCCACAACGGTGACCGCACCGTACTCAAACAGTTGCTGAGCGTTGACAAGATTCTGGCCGATCAACTTGTGGTAGACCTGACCACTCATCACGTTGGCGACGATCAGGCCGGAGCTATCGCCGAACTTGGCATGAGCGTCGTTCAGCACTGAGTAGGTCAGTCCGGTCTTGGCCGAAACGTTGACCGTTGCCGTAGCCTGATTACTGATGGCGGCCACTAGCTGTGAAGATTCAATAGGTTGTATGCATGGTTCATCCGAACCGGATTTG